ACGGTATGCCGATACTTGCGGAGAACAACAAGCCTAGGCTACTGTACCACTTCAAGAACAGAGGGTATAGGGGATACTCTATGAACCGACCAGACAAGGCTGCTGGCACATTGTCTAAAACAGAACAGGAGTTGGGTGGGATACCTAACACATCTGAGGATATAAAGCAGGCCCATGCCGCTGGTATTGAATCGTATATAGAACAGTATGTAGGTCTAGACCAAGAGGGCGAATACAGAACCCCAGACACTATGGGTAACATGTACTTTGCACGTACCCTTGAGGACTGGGCTAGGTATGACATTAACAACCGTACAAAGCACGATGCCTCGATTAGTTCTGGTCTGGCCATCATGGCTACACGTAGGCACACGTTTAGGACTGAGGTAAAGAAATCAAAAATAAGTATTAACTTTGCTAGATATAACAACAAGGGCAACAACAGTGAAATCATCAAATGAATAAGCCAGAGATAATTGTTAAAGCTACCCCTTTTCCAGATCCGTTAGCCACTGATTCAGAAAAGGCTACACCAGAATATGGCCTCCGAGTCGGAAAAGCTATAGAGAATGAGTGGTTCAAGAGAAAGGGTATGTCTTGCAGGTACTATGATCAAGTAGGTGAGTTTCATCGACTTCGATTGTATGCTCGTGGAGAACAGCCAATAGAGAAGTATAAGAATGAGTTTGTCATCGACGGTGACATGTCTTACCTTAACCTTAACTGGAGCGTTGTACCTATCATACCAAAGTTTGTTGATATCGTTGTAAACGGTATGGCTGACCGTATGTATAGTATTCGTGCAGAGGCACAAGATGCTGTATCGGCAGAAAAGAAGAACGTGTTCCAGGACATGGTCGAGGCAGATATGGCGGCAAAAGATTTCTTGTTGAAGACTAAAGAGGAGTTTGGGGTTGACGCATTTAATGTTAATCCAGAAGAGCTTCCAGAGAATGACGAGGAGATGGAGTTGTACATGAATCTTAAGTACAAGGCATCCATTGAGATCGCAGAAGAGATTGCCATTGACACTATATTAAAGATGAGTGACTTTAAACTAATCGAGGAGATGATCGACAAGGATCAGACTGAGATTGGTGTGTCATGGGTTAAGCATCAGTTTTTAGCTGGTGAGGGTGTGCGTGTTGAGTATGTTGACCCTGCAAACATGATATGGAGTTACTCGGAGAAGCCAGACTTTTCTGACTGTTTTTATTTCGGTGAGATAAAGCAACTCCACTACACAGAAGTATTAAAGATTGTTCCAGACATTACAGATGAAGAGCTGAAGGTTATCCGTGACTCTGGGTCTGCTTGGAATAATTATTACCCGATCATTAGAAGATATCAAGACGACGTGTTCTTGACTGATGTGGTAAACCTAATATACTTTAACTACAAGAGTAGCAAGAAGTATGTTCATAAAAAGAAATACCTAAGCAACGGTGGTGTTCGAGTAATACCTAAAGACGATACCTTCAACCCTACTGGAGAGAATGAGAACTTTGAGAAGTTGGAGTTTGCAAGAGAGGTATGGTATGAGGGCGTTCTAGTTGCTGGAACAAATATTATCCTCAAGTGGGAATTGATGAAGAACATGGTTCGTCCTAAGTCTGCATCAGAGAAGGCACTTCCTAGTTATGTAGGTTTTGCACCACGAATGTATAAGGGAAAGATCGACTCACTTGTTAAGCGAATGATTCCATTTGCTGACCAGATACAGTTGATACACTTAAAACTACAACAGGTACAGTCACGCATTATACCAGATGGTGTATTTATTGATGCAGACGGATTGAATGAGGTTGACCTTGGACAAGGTGCAGCATACACTCCAGAGGATGCATTGAGATTATACTTCCAGACTGGATCCGTGATTGGACGTTCTTACACTGGAGACGGAGAGTTTAACAACGCACGTGTTCCAATTCAAGAGCTTGGTGCCAGCAGTGGTCAAAGTAAGATTTCTTCATTGATTGGAAGCTACAACCACTATCTGAACATGATCAGAGACGTGACGGGACTCAATGAAGCACGTGACGGATCGATGCCATCACCAGACGCATTGGTTGGTGTACAGAAGCTAGCTGCGTTAAACAGCAACACCGCTACAAGACACATACTTGAGGCTAAGTTGATGCAGATACGAAGACTGTCTACATGCCTGTCTGTACGTATATCTGACATATTGGAATATGCAGAGTTTAAGGATCAGTTTGCTATGCAGATTGGTAAGTACAACCTGTCTATTTTACAAGATGTAAAGAATCTGTACTTGCATGACTTTGGTATCTTTATCGACCTTCTTCCAGATGAGGAAGAGCGTCAGATGTTGGAGGCCAATATTAACATTGCATTACAGAGAGATAGCATCGACCTTGAGGATGCCATCGACATTAGAAATGTGAAGAACATCAAGCTTGCGAACGAGTTGTTGAAGATGAAGCGTAAGCGTAAGATGAAGGCAATGCAAAAGCGTGAGGACGAAAAGATGCAGATGCAGGGTCAGATTAATGCTCAGTCTCAACAGATGGCAGCACAATCTGCAATGGAGCAGCTACAGATGGAGATTCAAGTTAAGACTCAGATCAAGCAAGCAGAGACTCAGTTGTTCATCCAACAGATGCAAGCTGAGGCAGACATTAAGCGTCAACTGATGCAGCAAGAGTTTGAGTATAACATGCAGTTGAAGGGAATCGAGACTGACGGAATGTCAAAGAGAGATCAAGAGAAAGAAAAAGCGAAAGATAAACGAGTAGATCTACAAGCTACTAGACAATCAGACCTTATTGAGCAGCGTCAAAAGCAGCTGCCAGCTAAGAACTTTGAGTCAGAGGAAGATACGCTAGATGGATTTGATTTATCATCATTCGGACCTAAATAATATTGCCGTGAGAAAAAATAAAAGTAAAATGAAGGTTAATCCATATGCTTCTGGGGTTGCTGGAGCAAATGGGTATGATGTTAATTATGGTGTGACAGTTAGTAAAGGCCCTGTTTCATTAGATATTAATCAAAATCGTGGTACTGGATATACTCCAGAGACAAATATAAACATGAGTGTTAATATACCTATTACAAAAAAAACAAGGTTTAAAGGTAAAAAATTATAACATGACACCAGGAAAATTTATCGGGACATTGTTCCAGTCGAGAGACATGATGCACTTAACGCATTTGGACACGACATCATTTGCAGAACACAAGGCACTTGGAGCTTACTATGATTCAATCTTAGAGTTGACAGACTCATTTACTGAGAAATACTTTGGTCGTAACAAGCGAGTAGAGATTGTAATCCCAGAATCTAAGAAGATGTCTGCTGTAGATCACATGAAGACTATGCAAAAGACTATCGAGGCTGAACATGGAAACTATCCTTCAGACCTTCAGAACATCATGGATGAGATGTTGGGACTTGTTAACGAGACGTTGTACCTATTAACACTGGTATGATGAAGGACTCCAGACTTGAGAGAGCTGGGGTTTCTGGTTATAACAAACCAAAGAAAACTCCAAGTCATCCTACAAAGTCGCACGTGGTTGTGGCCAAGGAAGGGGACAAGGTAAAGACTATTAGATTTGGTCAACAAGGGGTCTCTGGTTCTCCTAAAAAGACTGGAGAGTCAAAGGCATATAAAGAGCGTAGAGAGTCGTTTAAGTCTCGACATGCGTCTAATATAAGTAAAGGAAAGATGTCTGCTGCATACTGGGCCGACAAAGTAAAATGGTGATGTTACTTTTTTGAGTAATTTTGCAGTAATTTAAATTAAATCAAATGGAGAATTTTAAAGTTCGTTCCGTAGACTTTGAACAAAAGTCTGTGGTAGAAGTAGAGCAAGAACTTATTGAACAGCATGAACAAAAGCTTGCTGAACAACAAGTAGAAGAAACGCCAGTGGTAGAGGTTCAACCAGAAGTTCAACCAAGGGTAGAGATAAAAGACGAAGACGTTCTTTCATATATTGGAAACAGATACAACAAAGAGATTAAGTCTCTTGACGAACTGTTTGAACAGCGAGAGTCTAATGGGGATCTTGATCCAGAGATTGCTACATACATGAAGTATAAGCAAGAGACTGGAAGAGGTTACGATGACTTTGTTAAGTTAAATCGTGACATCGACAAGGTTGACAGTATGTCTCTATTAGCTGAATACAAAAAGCAGGTAGAAGAACTTGATGATGAGGATGTAGCATGGGAGCTTTCAAAGTATGAGTACGATGAGGACCTAGATGACGAATCAGATATCAAGGAGAAGAAGCTTGTTCTTAAAAAAGAACTGAAGAAGGCGAAGGAATACTTCGAGAAGCAGAAGGATCAATTTAAGGTACCCCTTGAGTCAAGAGGTAGCTCTGTTCCAGAAGCGGATCGTGAGGAATACGAAACCTTCCGAAAGTATAAGCAGTCGGAATCATCACAAGAGGAGGACAATCTGAAGCGGTCTCAGTATTTTGCTGAAAAGACGGACTCACTATTTAACGATAAATTTGAAGGTTTCAAATATAATGTCGGAGAAGAGAGTTTTGTTTTTAAACCAGCGGAGGCTAACACCCTTAAGCAGAACCAATCAAACCTAGTGGAGTTCATTCAGAGCTTTCTAGATGAGAACGGTTATCTTAAGGATGCAGAAGATTACCACCGAAGAATAGCGATGGCTATGAATCCAGAGAAGTTTGCTCAGTATTTTTATGAGCAAGGTAAGGCTAGAGGAGTTGAGGGTATTACACGAGATAGTAAAAACATTGAAATGAAAACTCGTACAAATACACAGGTGGCACCAAGCAATACTGGATTCCAAGTTAGAGTTGTTGATGATGGGACTGACAATATATACAAAATAAAAAGTAAAAGTAAAAACAACTAAAACTAAAACAAAATGGCTGGTACATTACAATCAAGTCCTCCGTTCGATCTAAGACCAAGTTCGGTGAAGGCTACGTTGCAAAGCAACTACATTACTAATTTCAACTTCTTGAATCAATATCTTCCAGATGTTTATGAGCAAGAGT